ATCTGAAGTCCCAGTCCGTTCGGATATTGATGCAACTATGGAGATATATGCGAAGTCAATTGTAACTAACGAGCAAGTAGTTTTGTGGGAAAATAGCAAAACGTTAACTAAATTCACTGCATTACTTGGACAATGGTTAAGAGAAAAGGAAGATCTTTTGATGAGAGACCTTTTCAGCTCGAGCGTTAGTTATATAAACGCCACTGGGGGCTTAAACGGCGATTCTCCTAGTAATATTTCTTTGAACGACGTCAATAACATCGAAACGATCCTCTTAGGTAATGATGCACGCTCCATGCTTACAAATTTGGAAGCCACGCTAAAATTTTCGACCGGTGGCGTTCGTGATGCCTTCATTGCGCTAGCAAGTACAAATTTGACAAACGATCTCCAGAAAGTGCAAGGCGTATTGCTGAAATCAGCATACCCAACGCAAGAAGGGATCAGACCGGAAGAATATTGCTCTATCTCTCGTTTCCGTTTCTTTGTATCTAGCAAAGCGGCTCGTACTCCTGGCGTATCTACAAAAGGGAATACGATCTACACGATCCCTATGTACGGCCTAGAAGCTGCCGCAAAAGTAGAGCAAAACAACTATACAGCAGTAATTGGCTATCGTCCGCCATGGGTGGTTTCTTCTGTAGCTCAAAATAGTCAGTTATATGCGAAATTTGCGATTGCTCGCGCGATCACTAATCAAAACTGGATCTCGGGTCTGAACGTTACTACATTTAGCCCAAGCTAATAGGAGAAAATATCATGGCTTTTACAATTGTTACTCAAGGGACTTTCATTCAGCCGGCCACTGCCGTAGCTCAGATTATCCCTTTGCCAAGTGGTATGGACTACTTTAAAACAGTAAACCTAACGCAAATGGCTACTACTAACGCAACAGGTCGCTGCGTCGGCGGAGAATACTATAACGGCGGACTGATGAATGCTAACGATGGCATTCGTTGGGTTAAAACTAATAGTACTAGCGCTATCAACATGGATTTCTTTTCGACCTCTACCGCGTCAGCAGGTTTCACTTATGTTAATGCATTTCCTCAACCGGAAGCAGCGTTGACAGGGACAACGATTACTAACAATACTCCAGCAGTTGCAAGCGTAACGAACACTTATAGCGAAGGTGATGTAGTCACCATCTATAATTCGGTTGGCGCGCTTATGTACTCGGGAATGAGCTTTACGATTTCAAGTGTTACCGGCTCGCAATTTACGTTGCTTGGTCTTAACGCTCCTGGATCGGCAGCAACAGCGTTTCAAGTTAGACGTGTTTCTAAACTAATGCCGGTAGAGCCTAGATTCTTGTATGTCACAGGGATCACACAAGCCACGCAAGGCGTTGTGACTGTATCTGAAAAACACCAATATGTTGTCGGTCAGAAAATTGAATTCTTAATTCCTGGTTCTTTTGGCATGGTTCAGTTGAACAATTTCAACCTACCAAGCAATAAGCCTCCAGTAATTACGGCAGTGACGGATTACACATTTACTATCAACGTAAATACTAGCGGATTTACTGCATTTGCTTTCCCAACGAGCGCTTCATCGCCTACATCTCAACTGTTCGCGACTGTTTCCTCAGCGGGTCAGTCAACTCAGTATAATAGCGTAACAGGTGTTCAAACAGGGTATAATTTCCAGTACGTCCCATTCCATACTGGACAATTCATCCCTTATATGTACGTACCAGCAGGACTTTTAAGCCCTGGCGGGTCAGCTAGTGATGTGATTGCATGGCAATGCTACAAGATGGAAACCGGCACGATAAACGCGCCAATTCCTTCATAATAATAATTAGGGGGAGGACATTTTGTCCCCCTCCTTATTTTGAGGCTTAATGGTAAATCAATATCTACCGCCTGTAATCGCCACGCCAAGCACTTTACTTATTACAGCCATGACTAATGCCAACCCGATGGTTATAACCGCAACCGTGCCCCCTTCTGGCGCAAATACGTATATCGCAGGACAGAATGTACGTTTGCTAGTGCCGCGAACATGGGGGATGTATCAAGCGAACAATTTAACTTGCCAAATCACGCAGGTCAACGGCTTAAATTTCACTGTGAATGTAAATTCATTGAATTTTGATCCTTTCATCTATGCGATTTCAAGCAGTGAGACTCCGGCCAGCATGGCACCCGCTGGATCGAGAAACTTACAGTACAATAATAATACTGATTTTGTGCCCTTTCAAAGTTTGAACAACATAGGAAATTAGGAGAAAACATGACTCTTACACTAGTGACAGCATCGGGCGAAATGCACGGTCTAATCAACACACTGACAAACAGCGTTCCCGATGATGGATTTAAAGCAATGGCCCCTCATATCAAAACTAAACTTGAAAAAGAGAAGAAAGAAGATGCCAAGCTTGTAAAAGTTGAATATTTGAATTCGCGCGGAAAGCATGAACGTTTGACAAAACCTTATTGCAAATACGCAGGAGATCCAATTCAAATCTGGCATTTCATCCCAGGAAAAGTTTATGAGATCCCTCTCGGCCTTGTCAAAGAAGTGAATGACAAAAACAAGCACATGAAAAAAAGAAGCGGACTTGTCAGCATCGACGGTGAGCCAGTTAAAAAAGACGAAAGCCCATTAGATAAAGATGAGGATGGGGAATGGTTGCACAAGTTTGCTAGTGCGCAGGGTTTCTAAACTTTCAATGTAAAGCTGGTTTTAGATGTCTTCAGTCGCTCAAGCAGATAGCACATACACATTTATAGAAAAAAAAGTACGTAGGCTGACTGCTTCAGCTTCTGAAGCGGCTTTGACTAGCGCAGACATCCAAGATGCAGTTAATCGTTTCTATTCTCAGGATTTCCCATATGCTATCAAAATCGACCAGCAGCGAAGCGTTTACAAATTCTTAACAATTCCTAACGTTGATCGCTATCCTGTAGACATAAACAATAATCAAGGCTTTCGCGCCCCAGTTTATTTTGAAGGGATTCAAGGTAATTTCTTTAAGAATCGCGATCAGCTTTACAATCTCTATCCTAGATATCCGACTCAATTTCAGCAATCAATGTTAACCATTTCTGGAACGATTACAGGGATTGCACAACCGACAAATCCAACGCAGATCACTAGCCCTAATCACAATCTAGTAACAGGCACACAAATCCTTATCAATAATGTTGTAGGGATGACTCAACTAAATGGAAATGTTTATACGATAACTGTTGTTAATACTAATGAATTTACTTTGAATGGGATTGATAATACAGCATATGGCGCTTATGTTTCCGGTGGCACATGGATAACGACAAGCACGAGTACATCTTTTATCCTTTTTGGAAATAATGTTAACCCATTTCCTGCTACTAATTTTGGTATTTTAAGCACTCAGCTTATCATTGGTGGCATTGATATAAATGGAAAACCTATTCGAATCATAGACGATGGTGGGGCAGTTACGAATTCCTATGGAATTGGAAGCAATACGACAAATGGCCAACTGTTATTTTTGAATACAAACAACGTCGGCGATAACGTTTATCTAGATGCACTAAATAATCAAAAACCTGCCATTCCGGCACTTTCACCACTCGGCGGAACAAATAATGCAAATCCGCCTTATAGTACTTATCCACCTACGACTTTAACACATCAATTTTGTGGTACTGTAAATTACGTAACAACTCAGATAGATTTAAATCTGCCTGTTTCTTTAATGCCTGGAACACAACTCAACATTTGGGCTGCAACCTATAACCCTGGCCGGCCATATAATCTTTTGTATTGGAATAATGAAATCACGATCCGACCTGTTCCAGATAACGTTTACCTCGTTGAAGTTGAATCTTTCTTAACGCCTTCTCAATTCATGATGACAACGGATCACCCTACGCTTAACCAATGGGGCCAATATATTGCCTATGGGGCAGCTTGCGAGATCCTTAGAGATCGTCAAGACATGGATGGTGTGGCCAATCTTCAAGAAGGCTTTAAACGTCAGGAAGCGCTTGTGTTAGAGCGTCAGGCTGTGGAAGAAATTACTATCCCTAATATAACATTGTTTAATTCAACGAATACAGGAACAGGTATTGGTGGGGGATGGGGGATCGGCGTTGGATTCTGAATATGTTGATATATTGAATATAGTGCATATGATACACTCCTAGAAAAAGGAGATATCAAATGAAAAAATGTTGCAGATGTAAAATAGAAAAAGAATTTGAAGAGTTTTCAAAGGGTCAATTAGCCTGTAAGGAATGTTATAGATCCTATTATCTAAAAAAAACTCAAAGAAAATGTTTGGAATGTAAGTCCATATGTACAGGTAAGCGACATGTATATTGTTCAAATGAATGTAAAATCATTCACAATACTAAGAAAATCTCTGGTGGATGTTGGGAATGGAAAGGCACGATTCTTAAATGTGGTTACGGTGTAACTAAGGATTATGACAAACAAAAAACTAATATTTATGTACATCGACTCAGCTATAAAGTTTTTAAAGGAGAAATTCCTGAAAAATTGCTGGTTCTTCACACTTGCGATAATAGAAGGTGTGTTAACCCAAAACATTTATGGCTTGGAACACATTATGATAATAACCAAGATTGCTTACAAAAAGGAAGATGGGCAGGTGGTGCGCCAAAAGGTGCAAAGAATGGAAATTCTAAAATTAACCCAAGAAATAAGAAGGTATTTAAACCTTCTGAATGAGAATTATGGCAGGATATAGTCCGCTTCGTATTACGGGCATGTCGGTTGGACTCGTGCAACAGCGCGAAGAATTCCTATTGCCTGATGACGCTTACCCTAATTTACAGAATGCCTATGTTTGGCGCGAGAGGATCAAGAGGAAACGCGGATATCAGCTTTTAGGTCGTCTTCAACGAAATATCGGAACAACAAATAATCTAGGAAATAACACTGGAATCTCGATAACTCCAATTCCCATAAATCCAGGTATAGCCACATTCCAAATTGGGACGGATACTTTTACGGATGCCGGAGGCGTTGGGCCTTTAGTAACTCTTTTATCAAACAATCTAGCAGCATTAGCAACGCTTAACCGTACTACAGGAGTTTTTAAAGTCACTGGATCGGTTCCTTTAACAGCTATTCAATACTTCCCTGGATTACCCGTGATGGGATTGCGTATTTTGGAGAATGCTAATAGTGAAAATGACACGACAGTTGCTTTTGATCAATGCTATGCCTATACGTTCAATTCAGGTTTAAATCAATGGCAAGAATTCATCGCAGGGACAACCTGGAACGCGCATAATGCATCCCCTTCGGGAGTAGATTTTTTTTGGTCGACAAATTACTGGATATCCTACAGCACGCCTAATCCATTTAATACGCCAGGAAATAAACTTTTCTGGGTGACAAATAACACCGGACAATACGGAACTTTAGCAGATCCCCCAAGAATTACCGATGGTATATCATGGGTAAATTTCGACTCGTCAACCTGGAATCAGATTGACGCAACAACACTCCTATTTAATTTTCTGTGTATGCTTCCATATAGGGGGAGGATGGTCACGTTTAACACATATGAAGGGCCAACCAAAGCCAGTGCGGTTAATTATTCTAATCGTATACGCTGGTCGACAATAGGCAATCCATTTATACCATACTCAGCAGGCCCACCAGCCAAAGGATCATGGAGAGATGATATCAGAGGACAAGGAGGATTTCTCGACATACCAACGTCAGAGGACATTGTTTCAGTCGGTTTTGTACGCGACAATCTTGTTATTTATTGTGAGCGTAGCACTTGGCAGTTGCGATATACCGGTAGGTCAATTAGCCCATTTCAAATCGAAAGAGTAAATAGCGAATTAGGCGTTGAAGGAACTTTTAGCTCTGTGCAATTCGATACTTCTCTTGTAGGTATTGGTGACAAAGGGATCGTTGAATGTGATAGTTATAAATCAGAGCGTATCGATATAAAGATTCCTGATTTCGTATTTCAATTTAATTCCACAAATTCCGGTCCTTCACGTGTACAGGGGATCAGAGATTTTGTTAATCGCTTAGCCTATTGGACTGTGCCGATAGCAGAAGATTATGATCCCAAAGTAGGCACAGGAATTTTTCCTAACCAACGCCTCGTTTATAACTACGAAAATGACTCCTGGGCGCTTTTCAACGACTCTTTAACGTGTCTAGGAACATATCAGGCTCAATCTAGCCGGACTTGGCTAAATACTCCGATTCCGTGGATAGAATGCAATTTCCCATGGATAAACCAGCCACAAGCTGATCCTTTGATCGTTGCTGGCAATCAGCAAGGATTTGTTGAAATCCTAAATGAATTAACGGTTAATGATGTCAGCCTATACATACAAAATATAGTTGGATACGACACGACACCGACAATTATCACTTCTCCTAATCACAATATGAGCACTGATTTTGTCGTAAAAATTAGCGGGATTCCGCCGACTTCTAATTTCTCAAATCTGAATACTGGGATAAATCCTAATACTGGCCTGCCGTACAATGCCAACAACGGCGTTTTCGGAATCATTGTAAACGATGCCAACACATTCCAGTTGATGATTTACAACACAGTTAGTCAGGAATTCAGCACGCCACAACTTGACCCATCCGGCCAGGCTTACAATGGCCTTGGCTATCTTGCAATCGTCGAAAACTTCTCTATCATTAGCAAGAAATTCAATTTCTTGGATGAAGGTCAGAGTATCCAGCTTGGTTATTTAGACATACTCATGGATAGTACAGAGAACACTAATCCTGGAGCTATTTCTCTTAATGTCTATTTAGACTATGACGATATAAATGTTTCAAACAAGGTACCTCAAAACGACATTAACAACGGTTCTTCGATAGCAACGCCTGACACGTTCTTTAACTCGATAATTCCAACGACACAATCGACGACAAGCAATATCCGAGGTACAAAATTCTGGCAGCGTGTTTATTGTGCAACTAGAGCCAACTTTTTAACGCTAGAATATACGTTTAGCAACGCTCAACTTGCAGGTGAAGAACAGCAGCAAGATATACAGATAGATGCCCAAGTGTTATGGATTCGTCGTGCCGGGAGATTAACACAGCCTTAACGCAAATATAATTACACAAATATGATTATTAGGAATAAATATGCCTTCACTTTATCAGCCTCTAATTCCGACCGGTACAGTTAACCTTGACCAGGATTACAAGAATATTCAAGGGAACTTTCAACAACTTGATACGAGTTTCGGAGTCGATCATTTGCCTTATTCTAATACGACGGTAAAGAACGGCTATCACACGTGCGTGCACATGAATGCTATATCTACTATTTCGATCCCTGCCCCTAATCCTACACCTGTTGCGGGCACTGGCGAGCTATTTGTGAACCAGGTAAATGACGGAATAAATACGGATGAAATCTTGTATTACCAATCTGGTGATAATGGGTTTTTAACATCATTGACAAGGAACTTTCAACCCTCTTTAGGAAATCAAGGTTATACTTATTTACCAGGAGGACTTATTCTTTTGTGGGGTGTTGTAACTGGTCCACATGCGGGATTTTTTGCTAGTGGTTCAACTCCAGACACTGGAACTATAACATTTACCTCTATATTGCCAAATGCTTTCCCTGTCGCATGTTATAATATATGGACACAAGAATGTTTTGATAATCCGGCTCCAGGTAGTACGGGAAGAGCTACTATTTTAAAAACAGGTGCAACACCATCAAAAACAAGCTTTAGCTGGGCTTTTATCACAAATTCGAGCGCTTATAACCAATTTTTTTGGGTAGCACTAGGAAATTAAAATATGACAATACCAATCGACAGCCAAAATCTAGAGTCTTACGTCCCTGTTTACGATGTTGTACCTGAAAAATGGGACGAGGCTAGGCCTTTTATCGTAGAACAACTGAAGAAACTTGCGAATGCGATTAACGTGCGTGAGATTGGCTATTATTTAGATCAGGAACTTTTAAGCGGAAAGTCGTTTATTCCTGGCATGAATATAGTCTCAGACGGCGGATCTTCTCAGCAGTTTAGGACGATTCTAAGGATTGTGGTTGATTTCGGAGCGCTTAGCATAGGGTTGAACTCAAAACCGCATGGCGTGAGTGTAGACGCTAATTTTAGCTTGATACAACTCTACGCAGCCGCTACGAATGCAACGGCATTAACAGGCGAGCCCATACCGAATGGATCCGATACGATAACTTATGATGCGATTAATATTAATATCACTGTGGCGGCATCTTATTCGAGATGTTGGGCTGTCATGGAATACATACAGGAGCTTTAACTATGGCAGGATTAAGTCTAGGGTGGCTAGGATTAGCCCCAAAATCATGGAATAAAAAAGCTAGTCAATTCCTTACCGGAACTCCAGAGAAACGAGAAAATGTTTCTACGCTCAGACCGGAACAAGAAGGGCTTTATCAACAAGCTGTTGGCGCCGGAATGGCTCCAGGAGCAGGTGGAGCATTTGGAACGGCAGCAGATTATTATCGAAATCTACTTAGTGAAAATCCTTCTGATATGGCAGCGTTTGCAGCTCCTCAGATGCGACAATACAACGAAGAGATAGTGCCAGGCATTAGTGAGCAGTTTGCAGGCATGGGAGCCGGCGGATTGTCTTCTTCAGGTTTTAGAAATGCTCAGACTCAAGGTGGTGTTGATTTAGCAGAAAGACTAGGCGCAATCAGAGCTAATTTGCGACAAGCAGGAGCGCAAGGATTGCAGCAGATTGGACAAACTGGACTAGGAAATTATTCTCAAAATATGGTTACAGAACAAGGATCTCCTGGTTTACTCGGGCAACTCGCTCCAGCAGTAGGAACAGCAGCAGGAGCATTTTTTGGAGGACCAGCGGGAGCAGCAGCAGGAAATGCGGCAGGCAATTGGTTTTCAAATGCTTTTGGTGGCAATAAAGTAGGCGCTCAGACTTCGCCCTATGGTGGAAGCGCTCCTCAAGCAAGTCCACAAGCTAGTCCTTCAGGAAGAACTCAACTTCCAAATCGAGGTTTTTAATGGCTCAGTATATAAAAAACGCAAACATCTTCGGCCGTATTGGTTCCGGAATAGGTCAAGGCTTAGCAGAGCAGGTGCCTAAAGAAATTGAACGTTCAAGACTGGCTAGTGGATTGCAAAGTTTCGAGAAAGAACATGGAAATTTAAATCCTATGCAACAGTTAGCAAGATTGTCTGCTATTCCAGGGGTTACGCCTCAAATGATCCAGTCTTTCTCTGAACTAGCAAAGCAAAACAACATTAGAAATGCATACGGTCGCAGAGATATTCAGGGACAAAATGAAGGCCCACAATCGTCACCGAGTATCAAAGATGTTCAGTTTGCCAATATGCAACAACAAAACAAACAAACTCCACAAGCTGGACAAACAATACCTTCAGGGTTATCAAGACAACAAGAAGCTATATCGAATCCTCCAGCAGCAAACGAAAACCCTTTAAATGAAAAATTCGTACCTCCATCACCTTGGAATCAACAAAGACAAGAGTCAGCAATAAATGAGGCATTCGATAGGGGAGTAGCAAGAACATTTGAAGAAGCAAATGCATATGCCAATAATCAAAGAGAATTATACGAAAATTCCCCTGAGAAGTTTCGTCAACAACTTGATTACAAAAAAGGTATAGATAACCAGGTTGACGATTCTTTTGACAAACAACTTCAAATTCGACTTCAAAAAGAAGGTAAAGAAACGTTCAAGGATATTCCTGGAGACTTGCAATTAAATATTAAGAAGAAAGCTAGAAATGCGGTAGCAACAGGAAAAATGACTCCAGAACAAGCAGGAGAATATTATTCCAAGAAGGCATTAGATTTAGCAAAAGATAAAAACAGAGCAACTGAAATAGCTAATAGAGATGTTTGGGATAGAGTTCTTCCGCATAAAAAGGACGAGACGATAAAGAATTTAATGCATATTGCAAAAAACTATGCAGATATGGGAAGTGATGAGGATTTTTACAATTATTTAACAACAGATAGACTTGATGAGAACGGTAATCAGTTAGGAATGGGATTATCCCCTGGTGGTGCTGCAATCATTCAATATCCTAGAACTGAAAAAGTTAAATCTTTAATAAGTAATACGAAAATATCTCCTAAAAACCCTACGGAAAGTACAAGGGCGTTTGCTCAAGATCTTTTTAAAGATTTAACGCCAAATGATAGTTTTTTAGCTATCGCGCGACAAATGAAACAACAAGATCCTAATTTTGATGAATATGCTTTCTTTGACTATCTAAGAGAAAATAAAGATCAATATGGATCTATACCAAGATTAGATAGGGAAGTGAGTAAAGGTGTTAGTGATTTCTTTCCTAATTGGCGTGATATAGGATTATTTCCAGCATTTTCAAAGTCGGTGGCAAATGACTAGTTATTCAAGACCTGATGAATTAGCGGCAGAATCAGAAATTAAAAGAGCCAAAACAAGAACCAGTGAAGCACGACAAGTTTTAGAAACTGCTGCATCATTTGGTACAGCAGGTTTAGCGGCTAAATCAGCATCAAAAATACTTCCTTTTTTAAGTCAATATGTACCCGAAGAATTGGCGTATAAAGGGATAAATAAAGTGATGCCAGGCTTAGGGGATTTTCTAAAAAAAGGAACAGCCCAAGGATTAAGTCTAAAATCTGGATTAGAGTTTCTTAAAAATGAATTTGGGTCATCTAAAAAAGCGGAACCCGCAAAACAAAACAAAAATATCATTGAACAAGAATCACCTGAACTTTTTCAATTTATGACTGAAGAAATAAAGAAAGGAAGAAAGCCTATTGAGGCTGGAGCACTCGCACAAAGTGATAAAAGGTTTTCTGAGGTGATAAAAAAACTTATGAAAAGTCATAAAACGCCATGGTCAAAAATTATTGAGAGTTTATTTGGTACCGGAGAGACGGCACAACAGCAACAATCGCAACAATTGCAACAGAATGCTTTAGCTGAGGAGGTTATGAATCCTCCAGGATCACAACCTACGCAGGCACCTACGGCAGAAGCACAGGCATTTGTTAAACCGCAACAAGGTGGACAACCTAAAAATATTCGAGAACTTTTAGCAAAACAACAAGGGCAAGTTTCTCCTCAACCACAGCAACAAAGTGCAGGCGATTCCGCCCTATTAGCAGCTCTAGATAAAATCCTAAAGATGTAGCATGAACGAACAAGCTATTGAAGACATCAAAAATTCTCTGCGTGAAATGATGCAATTGCTTGTCCAAAGGGGAGAACCACTAAGCGAGGAATTGAAAACAAAAATCGCTCAGGTGATGGAACATGCAGCGACTAGAATAACCCAGTTGAGAGAAGAAGGCCAGCAACAACCGGAACAACCACCCGAACAACCGCCACATCCTCCGCAAGTAGAGCCAAACTTAGGAGCGCCACCATCTCCAGGCGCTCAGTTAATGTGGATTTTGGCCGGACAAAAAGACGATGCATTTGTAAATTATCTACGCACATATCCCGATCCCGAATTACAAGCACTTTTAAGAAATCCGGAAGAACTTCAGCGGACTATCAATTTCCTAAACCAGATGATGCCTCAAGGGGAGCAGCCCGAACAAGGCGGGATTCCTCATGCCGATCTAAATTCATCAAATATTTATGGGTTTAAATATGATCCCAAATCAAAAAAACTACTCGTTAGATTCCAAGGAGGATCAGTTTATGGATATAATGGCGTTCCTCCAGGAGTTTTCAGAGTGTTTCAAAACGGAGCTGTCCCAGCTAGAACAGATGGACAGAATAATTATGGTCGCTGGTGGAGAGGAAAGCAACCAAGTCTCGGAGCAGCCTTCTACCAAATGATACGTCAAGGAGGATATCCATATCAGCGCTTAAGCTGATTTTTTAAACCTAGCATTTTTTAACTCTTCTTCACATTTTTCTACTAATCTATCCAATTGCTCAGGCGTTAAACTCCGTAACTTTTTTTCTAAAGCTTCATAGTCTTCACGAATAACATAATTTCCGCTTTGCAAAAGAGAAAGATCTTGTTTTTGGATGAATAAAAATTTTATCAAAAATGCGATGCAACCAGTGATTGCGATCAAGACTAAAAATATAGCGAACATATTCTATCCTTTTAAATGGATGGTGATTGGTATTCCGTATGGTTGTATAACTTGATGATGTATATTAATACATGGGTATAAATCATTTATAGAAATAATATATAAAGAAAAAAGAGTAAATATCGTTATAACAAAACATTTTAATATAAAATTCTTCATTTCTTATTCCTTTCTTCGATAGCGCAAAGTCTGTTGTGAAAATCCTTGCTTTCGTCATAAATTGCCCTGACAAGTTCTCGAGTGGATTCTAACTTAGAATCCATATAGCGAATATCTTTCCTAGATTCCGAACGATTCCAAAAAAACATTCCAAGAATTGTTATTATTAAAATTAAAAATTGCGCCCATTCCATTTTAAATCCCTTATGTTAATGCTATTATATCAAAAAAGATCGACTTTTGCAATTACAGAGATTTTTTCATATTTTTCTAGTGACTAAATAATTTAATTGGTAGACTAATTTTAGCGCACGATGGAATCGCAATCCATATCCCCAGGCTGTTTTTACGAGATCGCCGCCGTAACTTAGTGTTTTTAGCTTATAAGCAAAATTTCATTAATTTTTACGGAGTCAAATCATGACGGCATCTCTAGGAAATACAGCACAAGGCACACCTTACGCTACCGGTGTAGACGCTTTTGTGTATCCACAATTCATCGGCTACGCAATGCGCGCGCCATCCACACAAGATATTATGAATCCTGGCACGAGATGGCAGGATAACAGCGTTAATCCTCCTCTAATCTATGAGACAACCGGAGCGGGCAGATGGAATCAAGCCGGAGGTGGATTAGCTTCCACAACTACACCAGGCATTGTTTATTTAGCAACTTTAGCTCAAACAGAATCTGGCGGTGCTCCAAATGCCGATTATGTTTCTTCTGCAAATGATGTAGCTACAGCATTAGCTGCGATCGTCGTAGGCGCTGGGGTACCTGCTACAACTGTTCAACAGGGCTATGTTTATCTTGCATCAAATGCGGATGCAGTCTCAGGAGTTCCAACACATCCAAACGAAGTCATTATTCCAGGAAATTTAGCTTCTGTTTTTGCATCTCCTCCAGCAATCGGCGGAACGGCTCCTTCTACGGCTGTATTTACCACACTGGGTTTTACTACTGCAACGGGGACAGCGGGCGGTACATGGGCTTCAGGTGGTACGACAATTGGAATCGGGGCAGATAATAGTGCAGATGCGATTAACATTGGTACGCAAGCGGCTAGAACGATTATCATTGGTAGCACAAGTTCAACAAATTCTGAATTGATTGGCGGCACAGCGGTAACAATTAACGGGACCACAAGTACAAATATTAATATCGGTGCTGGTCTTACAACTGGCACATTGCGAATTGGCGGCACAGCTCAATCTACGGGCCATATACAATTAGGAAACTCTTCTGCCACAAATACAGTAGATGTCGGTGTTGGAAATGGGGCCAATACAACAAATATATCGACAGGTACGGGAGGAAACACGGTTCATCTAGCAGATGGCGCAGGGACAAACACTATAACAATTGCATCGGCTGTTTCAATAAATACAGTAACTATTGGCTCTGTTACATCTACTTCAGCGACAAATATTTATGCTGGTACGGGTGGTTTTACAATGGATTTTGCTACAACAACCGTTGCAGCAATTGGAGCAAGTTTAACAACTGGAACTTTGACAATAGGCGGAACTGCTCAAACTGGTGCTATCACAATCGGTTCATCTTCTGGTGCATCAAATAGCGTATTAATTGCTAACGGTTCAGGATCAACAACAGTAGATATAGCTAATGTGACTACTGGAGCAACTGTTATTGCTATGGCTAGTGGTGGAATAGGGGCAAATTCAAATATCACAATGTTAGGTGGGGTAATTACAGCAGGAACCACAACATTCAACGTTTATAATGGAAATTCAAGCGGTGGTACTCAAACTATTAACCTAATGACTGGAACAAATGCAGGCGCAATCAATATCGGTACAGGTACAACAGGCGTTAAAACGATTGCAATCGGCGGAACAGCGGCTAACGTTATCACTCTTGGAGCTACTCAAACGGGTGGAAGTATCTCTATCGGTCATGCGATGACAACAGGGACCATAACGATTGGTGGTACTGCACAAGCTGCCGGAGCAATTACTTTAGGATCATCGACGGCCGCTAATAGTGTATTAATTCAAAACGGCACTAACGTAGGCGCCCAGATTACTAGTATAAATAACGGCCCTAATGGAGCAGATAGCACAATTAACGCTATTTCAGGTGCAGCGACTACAGGAACCCAAACAATAAATCTATTGAATGGTGCCGTATCTGGTGGAACTGCTGTACAAGCCTTAAATATATTTTCTTCGACTGCGGCCGCCTCATCTCAAACATTGAATCTATTCAATGGAATAAACACAAATACGACTAACACCATTAACGTATCGACCACAACGGGGACCCTGGTCACAGCTAATCTCTTTACAGGCGCCGCGGCTTCTGTTTTGAACGTTGGTTCTACGTCAATGGGGAATATAACGTTTACGCAAGCGTCAGGAAGCACATTCGCAATTATTGGATCAGCTGGAACAATCAATATCGGTCAAGATACAGCAGCTAACACAATTAACGTCGGTTGCGGAACTAATGCCGCTGCGCAGACTGTTAAAGTCGGTTCAAGCAATACTACAAGTACGACTACGATATATGGCGGATCTGGTGGGGTGAATGTAACCGGTGCTCATCTTCAGATTGCAACTGCTGGAAAAATGCTTGAAATCAAAGGCGCTTCGTTTGCAGCTACAAACTCAATCGGATTAGGAACATTAACTTTAGGTACAGTAACGATAGCTAATACGAATATTGCAGCTGGGGACGTGATCCTTCTTACAAGGACGGGTGCTAACGGATCAACGACTCTTGGCGAATTGACTTATAGCATTTCCGCAGCTACTAGTTTTACTGTTACATCACTTATTTTAGGCACTCCAGGATCAACACAAACCGGAGATACAAGTACTTTCTCATACATAATTGTACGACCAACATAAAAGAGGTAAAAATGAATTATATAAATAAAATCGAATTGCAATTGAAATTAGATAAATTCGAAAAATGCTATGCGGTTTGTGATCAAGATTGCCCATTGGGCCAACTTTATGATTATGCTACGTATTTGCAAAGTTTTGTTTTAGAAAGAATGAAGCAAGCAAATGCTAAACAAGAAGAAAAATCTCCTGATATTCAACCAGAAGCAATAGAGGCTTAAATGTCAAATCCACAATATGATTGGTTCCAAGCGATAACGGCAGAGCAATTTGACCCAACGACTTTGACAGGAACATTTCAGCCGATTACTGTAGCTGGATTTTCCGACAATATCAAGGTTATGACGGTCTATAACGGCAGTAATATACCGATTGATGTTAGCTATGACGGAGTTAACCTAGCTGCCGTATGGCCAGCGGGGGCTACTCTTATTGTGGATCTACAGACAAATCACGATGATAACCCTCCGTATGGCTCCGGTACGTTAAATGGAAGGGCTGGCCAGATTATATGGGTTAGAACTTGTATTCATCCTACATGGCTTACCGTTGGGGGCTATAGATGAGTCAATTTTTTCAAACTATCTCATCTACGGGACCGATCCCTCCGGTTATTGCAACGTCTTATGTGACGAATTCCGGAACGGCAGTGCCTGCGCTCAATGTTTTGAATGTGTTGGGTACAACTGTAGCAGCCGGCTCAATCCCTTTTCGATTTATCGGATCGGGGAATACTGTAACCGGACAAGTCCAAATCTCGCAAGCTATCTCCTCAACAGATGCAACGAAAATCGGGCTATCAGCGTATGACAGTAACTATTTTTCTGTAGATGCAAACGGCTTTGTTTCTATTATCCTAACACCGTCTAATCTGCACTATACGCTCACATCGGCATTGATCTACGTCGTTATAGCCAGCGACGAATATATCGCGGTAGACTCGACAGCAAACACCGTCACAGTCGAATTGCCGAACACGACTACAACGGGAAGAGTTATCACGGTGAAAGACAGATCGGGTACTGCTTTAACTCATGCTATCACTGTAACCACAGTGGGGGGAGCTGTCACAATCGATGGCGCTACATCGCAGGTATTCAATGAAACCTATGAGTCACTAAGGGTTATTTTCAACGGCACAAATTACGAGGTATTTTGATTATGGCGTATGTGGGAATAGGTGCTTCAGGAAAAACATTCATTGGGACAGGATCGGGGACGCAATTTGCATCTATCGGTACTAACTGTGGTCTAACTGTTCACGGAGTTGTTATAGCCGAAGGAAATGGCGCTTTTACAGCTACAGCGGCAGGCACAGCGAATCAGGTTTTAACTTCAAATGGTGCGTTGCTTGATCCAACGTTTCAAAGTTTGCCAACAACAGTAGTTACGATAAATGGCGATTCAGGAAGTATCACAGGATCAACAGTCACGATCTATGCAGATCATGCAGCTGTCAATTCAGGTTCCTCTGTAAAATTTGTAAATTCGGGTACAACTTCAACATTAAATGTTACAGATGCTAGCAGCAATACTCTTATAGGAAATTTGGCTGGAAATTTAACTTTATCAGGAAGCGGTAACTCGGGCGTTGGCGTTGGTACACTCGCTGGTTTAACAAGTGCAAATGGCAATACTGCGATGGGAGAACTTGCTGGGAGTGCCGTAACTACTGGAGTACAAAATTGCCTTTTTGGAAATAGTGCGATGTATCAAGCGACAACATCGGCTAATAATGTAGGTATTGGGGTAAATACACTTGCGACACTATCCACATCTGTTGGACAAAATACAGCTATAGGAAATTTGTCTTTAGGTAATATTAATACGGGAGCCTACAATATCGGTCTAGGTTATTCTTCGGGCTCTTCATACACTAGTACAGAAAGCTCAAACATCGTAATCGGAAATTCTGGGACTGCAAGCGATGCTCACGTGATACGAATTGGTGCGCAAGGCGCTGGAAACAGTCAACAAAACGAATGCTTTATTGCTGGCATCGTCGGCGTAACAGCTTCCAATGCTGAATACGTGACAATCAATAGTTCTACAGGTCAACTTGGAGTTGCAACAATCCCCGCAGCGATTACAGGAACGACAACGCAATATGATGTGATTGTTGGAACTGGAACAAATACCGTTGGATCAGTCGGGCCAGGGTCAGCAGGGCAAGTTTTGCAATCGGGCGGTGCTGCTGCTAATCCTGCTTATAGTACCGCAACTTACCCTTCTGTTGGTACATCAACAGGATCTTTGTTGCGTGCAGACGGTACAAACTGGAGTGCAACGACAAGCACTTATCCGACTACAAATGCCGTAAGCACGTTGTTATATGCTTCAGCTGCCAATGTTATGAATGCGCTTGCTACTGGAAATAATGGTGTTCTTATAACATCAGCAACTGGCGTTCCTTCGATTCTTGCCGATGGCACTACCGGACAAGTTTTAACAGCGACAACGGGAAGCCCACCAGCGTGGGCAAATGCGGCAAGCAGCGGTTTCACAAAAGTAACGGTTCAAGTATTTACGGGTCATGGCACATATACTTATACGCCTACTTCTGGCATGAAATATTGCACAATTGAAGTTTGTGGTGCAGGCGGAGGTGGTGGTGGTGGAACTCCTGGTTCCAATTTATATGCAGTTGGTGCAGGTGGTGGTGGTGGTGGTTATGGGAGAAAAACAGTTGCCGCCGCAACTATTGGATCATCTCAAACTGTCACAATTGGAACCGGTGGCACAGCTGGATCATCTGGTACAGGTGGGACAGGCGGCACATCAAGCCTTGGTGCTATTGTTACCGCAACTGGTGGAGCTGGGGGAACACAAGAAAATGGGAATAACGTTTCATTTCTTGCTTGTGTTGGTGGAGCTGGTGGAGCTGGCGCATCTGGTGATTTTAATACAAATGGAGCTCCTGGAGGTGTTGGCATATCTATGGCTACAGGATCAAATATTGTTAGTGGAAACGGTGGAAGTAGTTTTTTTGGTGGCGGAGCAGTAGGCATTTATACACAGTCTAATACCGCAGGAAACGCAGGGTCTTCATATGGCGGTGGCGGAAGCGGTTCAGGAAGTTTTGGCGTTTCGGGAAGCACTGGCGGAGCTGGTGCTGATGGTATAGTTGTAATCACCGAATTCAGTTAAATAAATCTTGTACGCATAAACATTATTTCATAGAGTATTCTTAACAAAAGGATACTTTATGAAATACATTCCAGCGATTCTATTATGCCTCTCAATGACAGCTTGCACATGTTCTTTTATTCAGACAGACACGCACGGCACTGCAAGCGATGTTGTGGACGACACTGCTACGCCTAAGACTGATCTTGAAGCCACTATCCCTTTAACTAAGTAGGTTGGATCATGGCTAAAGCCGAAATAGGTAAAATAGTAATTTATAATCATCCTGGTAGTGCTTGCGGTAAATATCCTCCAACACAATCACCTGCTATAATTCAAAATGTTGCTGAAAATGGAAGTGTAAGGCTTTTTGTTTTTGGTCCTAAAGGTCAACATATGGATGATGGAATACTTGAAGGAAATGGGCCTTGTCAGTGGTGCTGGCCTAATTAATGATAAAGAAAACATGGACGTAAAGTAGGTTGAATCATGGCAAAAACAAAACCAGAAAAGAAAGTCTCAAAGGTAATGAAAGAAGGTTATGCAGGGAAATTGCATAGTGGTTCTAAAAAAGGCTCACTCGTGACAAATCCTGCCCAGATGAAGGCTATAGCTATGTCTGAAGCAGGCTTAGCAAAGAAGAAAAAATAATGCCTACTTGTCATCACTGTTTTCAGCATCCGTGCCTTCTCTGCATGATCCAAGAGACATATGACAAAATCGAAGAATTACGAGACGATAATTGTCGATTAGCAACAGAATTATTAAAATTAAAAAAAGAAAAGGAATATATTATGGCAAAAGAACATAAGCACGAAATGTCCTGCAAAGGCGTTAAGGCACCAGCTAAAGGCATGAAAAAAGAAGAGCACAAGAAAGACGGAAAGAAGCCACATAAGGGCAAATAATGGATAAGCTTTATGCGCTCATGAAATCGAAGGGGCTTAATCTTTCCGGTTTTATTACTGTTTTCGATAAACTCGATGATATATTCAAAGAATTTAGAATTGATTATCAGACAGACAAAAACCTTAAGAATGCAGCAATTGATTGTTTAATCGAATTCCTGCAATCTGAAAAAGAATAACCGCCTCCTACGGTTCCCCCTCTTTCTCCGTTTGTGAGGGGGTTTTTTCTACCGATTTCCTACCAGTATCTACCGAATTGGTATTATTCAATCTCATCCCTGGCTCTATCGGGTAATAATGGTCACATAAACCATCCTTAAAGGGAGTCTCTACAAAAAAAGATTGCCTATATTCGCTGGGAATAGCTCGATAGAGGTAGCACGTATCTTTAAAAGGGCATGCTTTTCCTTCGCATTTTGTTATGTCGGGCATCTAAAACTCCTTGCCTTGCTGATTCACGTCTAACTCAAAAATTATCATATAAATTCCTTTTCGATAAACCAACGGTGCGCTATATCTGGAGAAGTAAGATCCTCCAATGTTTATAGTTTGTTCGTTTAAGTCTCTCAGGTTATGGTGAGGGGGTGCGTTGCCCCCTCGTTTTATCAATCTTTTAAATACGGTGGAAAAGGTTTTTCAATATTATGGGGTGGACCTTCTATCGGCATCCAAAAAAATGTACAGCGACATTCTTCATCTTCGAAAGAATACCATCCCTCAATCGGCGAATATCTTGTTTCTTCGTCTCCCTCATAAATCCGACAGCCAATAAGAACTTCTTTTGCTCTCCAATAAATCCAAACCGGCTGAAAAGGCCTTGGCAAACGTTCTGTGACCATTATCCATTCATTCATATTTAGGCGCCTCCGGTAATGGCATCCAGCAGATAACTTCAATATATTCAGGATCATGTTCAGACCCCGAGCAATTACAAGATTCCATGTATTTACTTCCATTCCAAAGACAAGTTTGAATACTTTTTTTTTCTCGATTATCTTTTCCTAATCCAGAGCAATGAAAACCAAGCAATACATAACCAAGGAAATCATGATCCTTTGGCGGCAGTCTATCAGTGACTTTGATCCATTCACTCATTTCACAACCTCATACTTCCCGTTTTTCTCTCGTATTTCCCATCGCACAGTTTTACTTTTATCACGTTCTACTGGGTTATAGCGTGGATCAGGTATAAGTCGCGCGTATTCGATCAATTCTCTCCATGCCCCAGCCAAACGGGATTCGGTTCTTTCTTCTGTATCCACGTGTAAAATTCCTCCTCTTTCTCGATTAAAGCCTTTATAAACGCATCGTTAGACTCTAGTCTTATATGTATACCCTCACCCTTGAAAAACGCCCAGTAATGGCAAGTCTCGCATCCCACAACATGCATCGCGTGCATCATCTGAGTAATATAGTATTCAGGGATTTTCCCTTCCTTCGCGGCCTTATATGCTTTTTCGCCACATTTAATTTCAAGGATGCAATCGCCGTCAAGGTTGATTCCATCTAAACTAGCCATCTGCCATTCATTGGCGTAGACCATCGGCGCGAATTCAATTCCGATCTTTTGTTCAAATGCAGTCCTTGCGATAGGCTCCTGCTCTGTTCCGTATGCCATGCGCGCGTTAACATGATCCGGTGGAATAAGATCTAGTTTCTGTTGCCAGAGCTCAAACGACGATTTAAAAGGGTTCGTTCCATTAATTATGGACGCATCTGTGCTAGTGATCCGCGTTTTTCTAGCCTCAAGCCATTCCGGAGTGCCTTGATTTAATCTGAGTATAGGCATTATTTCCGTCCTTCTTTGAGCAAGTCGACAAACATGCTATAAAGCTGGTCGATTCGAGTATTAGATTGATCTAGCCTACAAGTTTGAACGTCTATGTCCGTTTTTATGTCTCTGTGTATGTAATAAGCAGTGCCTAGCACTGTTGCTATGATTGAGAGTGTTTGTATCCAGTCCATTATTCCTTATTCTCCTCATCTTCTTCAATCCACGTTAACCGTCCGACATATTCCATGCCTTCCCATTTGATACGTCTGTAAGCACGCCCTTTAAACGCGCAGGCCGATTCCGGAAACTCCAGGACGTATCCTTGAGCTCCCCATGATTTAGGTTCTGTCACCACCATAATTTTTGGTCCCCAATCGCCATCTGCGCTGAGTTGGACGACATCGCCTTTTATAAGATCTCGTTTTTCCATTATTCTTTCTTTGTAAATTTTTTGTTTCTATGTATTAAAACGTGACATCCATGACAAACCCAAGTAACCTGTAAAGGTTTTGAATAATCATCATGGTGACCTTCAATATCTATTTCTATTTTGCATAAAGAACAAATATTTGATTTCTCTATATAACCTTTTCTAACCCCATAATTTAATATGTTATTTGCCAACAACCGCATTTTCGTATTTGCATATCGCTCAAAACCTTCTTTATTTTTTTCATCCAATCTTAAAGTGAATTTTGAATCTAAATCTAAATATTGAGAATTTAATCTTTCTTTATAAAGAGTTTGATTTATTCTAACTCGATCTGGATTGTTTTCTTTCCATTTAGCACTTTTTCCCTTATGGCAATTTTTACAAATTGCATGTTTTCCAAACTTTCCATTTTTTTTATTATAAAAATCCATCAATCTTTTTTCTTGATGGCAGCAAGTACATGTTTTTTTCATAATACACTCCTTTTTAGTGAGTGTAAACCATGTATGTAAAGTATGTCAATTTGGTTTTACATTTACTTTTCCGATTCTGTATCGAAAGCTAGTGCGGCTTGATATTCTTCGCGATTCTTCTTTGCTTTCTCGTGAACTTCATCGAACATTTTAGAGGGAAAGTCATCAACCGTTTCACATTTGAATTTGCTATAAAAGAAATTCATAATTTTTTCTTTATAGGCTGGATCGCATTCATTTAACACTGTTGATAGAGTAATTGCTTGATCCGTTGTGATTGTATCCAAGACTTCTATTTGTATTTCTTTAACTTCCTCACTTTTCGGCGCTTCGATAACTTTAGTTGCTGGCTTTTTCACTGTCTTTTCTGCTGGCTTTACAGAATAGGAACTCTCTAAAACTTCTACATCTTTAGATACCTGGATCTCGCCCTCTACATAGCAGCCTTTAATCACATCGGGAAACAATTGCCGAGCCAATCTTGTCAAAGCCCTAGCGAAAAGCATATCTTCGGGATACTTTTCCCAAACATTTTTATAAATTCCGGCAAGTTTAGCCTCAGCAATAGAAAAGGATGCAATCCAGGTGTCGCCATTGTCGCAACGCTTTCCGCGTAGAATGCAGACTTCTTTATTGCTTTTTTCGTCTTTCGTTATACTATGACCTTTAGAGCGTATGAGATAATTCATAGCATTGGCCGCCAGTTCGACTTTGCCATTAACGAAGTACATAGAACCATTGAGTGCATCCAGCACGTTTAAACCGATACTACGCGATTTTTGGACTATCGCAAAAATCCCAGCTTCCCCCAACTTTGCATAGTGAGGGGTTTTCATTAGCATTTGACATGCTCTTTGTGTCTGTTCGATTTCTGCTATTGATTTCGCAAAATCGTCTTCTTCGTTCATTACAACTAAATCTTTACTCATCATCGGCCTCATCTATTAAATTTTGTTCTTTAATCGCTTCTTCTAATATTTCTTCGCAAGATTCGCAGAAATCACAGTCTAATCTCAAATGGTTAAATCGAATTTCGTCCATCCAGTGGTCTTTCGACTTCCAGCAATCGCCGCATCTATAACAGTAGCACTTCATATCGGGATCATCCATTTCTATATCGCAATCCATCATATTAGTAGCCTCCGATATAGTTATGCACTTGCGCATTCCAGATATTTTGACCGATGATTTTCCACGCGTCGGCTTCAACTTCTGTTATCAAGCGGTCTTCGATTTCGAATATTTTGTATTGTAGTGCTGTAGTCGCGCTGTCGATGGATTTCAATTGCTGCTTTAAATTAGCCATTAGGTCCATTAGGTCTTTTCTGTCTTGGTCTTTCATAGTGATTGTCTCCAGTTGATTTTTGTTGACGTTAACAACGTGCGCTGTTATCGTGTTATGCAAATCATTCTAACACGTTAAAGGTTTTAACGCAAACAAAAAAGATAGGAAAAGTGGAAATATGGCAAAAAAAACAATGAAATTAAGTGAGTATATAGAGTGGAGAGGATTAGACAGAAAGGAGTTTGCAGAGCACCTAGGGGTCAATTACGCGACGATTTGGAATATCTGCGAAGGGTATCCACCATCTTTTGACGTCGCACTAAAAATAATCGACTACACAAAAAATCTAGTGACAATTTATGATCTCGCACCGACAAAAAAGCGCAAATATCGATGCAACAAAAAGGTGCATTTAGCAGAAAACGAGGCAACAAGCACCTGCTAAAATACTTGTAATCATTAAGAAATATAGGTAAACAACTATTTTAAAGCCGAAATCGTTTTTAAATCCGGTTTTTAGCTCTGTCCAGAGTTCCATAGCACACCTCCGCTTGCGTTATGGACAACGTTAGAAACTTAAGAATTATTTTACAAGGTTATGCATGTCTCAGCTTAAACAATATCTTATATGCAACATCTGTGAGCAGAAAATTATCGACGAAATGCCTACAGCGCTTATGCTCTATTACGATATCTGCGGGCATCACGCGTATAGCAGCGCTAGCCATTTTTTTCCTTATGATGACGACTTAAACAGCTTTGAGGAAGAATTGGAATATCTCGAATCCAACGGATATATTTTGACGTGCGATAGCTCAGAAAACGCGTGCCTCATCAAAGCCAGGCCGACATATTTTTACGACGTGCGAACCCAAATGATGGCGTATTGCAGGGGAGAGGGATGCGAATAAAAATTTGAATATCGAAACTCTTTGACTGATAAAGCTGGTAGGAGTAGCTTTTAGATTTTGTATAAAAAGAAAGTGCCGGGGTCACTACTCCCGGCACTACACGAACTTAACAGAACTTTCGAAACGATTGTTAAGATCAACAGGATACATCTACTTGTATCACCACTCTACTCAATTCTGTTGATTTTTAGCAAGCGTTCCGGAGGTAAAAAAAAAACTTAACCTACGGAGTATGTATATGAAATTTTCCCTATCATTTTTAAATCATGGCTCATATCAAATCTACAGCAGGATTGTAGCTACATATTGCAAAAGCGTTACAGCTGCGATTATGCTATCAGAATTAATCAATCGCTACGAATATCACGCATCACACGATGAACTTGACTCACATCCAAAATATGGGGATGGATGGTTTTATCTAACGATGGATAAATGCGAAGAAAGGACGTGCTTATCGCGAAAAGAACAAGATCACGCATTGAAAATTCTAAAGGATCACAATTTTATCGAATCTGTTTGTTTTGGACTTCCAGCAAAAAGATATTTTCGAATCAAAGAAAAAGAAATTCTTGAAGTTTTTGGTCTCTCAAAAAAAGATTCTAGTTTGTCCAAAAGGGACAAACTGGAATGTCCCAAAGGGACAAACTGCTATGACCAAAAAGGACAAACTATATATAAGAACCATATAGAAGAACCCTATGAAGAACCAAACTTAACGACGTCGACTACGTCGACGGAACAAATCGTCGTCGACGCCGTTGATAAAATCGAAAATCCAAAAAAAGAAGCAGCTCAAGCAATACAAAGCTATCTTGCAAATCGCATTTCGGATTGGGGACATCAGTGGAGTATTCCCTTTTCTACTATAGAATCTCTCATGAAAAAATACGGGATTTCGTATGTTTCCGACCAAGTGCATTACATGATAAGCCAGCAACAGCAATCTCAACGCGATGAAAGATCCTCTAAAAAAACAAAAACCAAATCCATTGACAAACCCGAAGTTTACTTGCGTCTATCATGCGAAAAAAACTATGCTATTTCAGAAAACAGAAAAAAATAGGTGTAAAAATGAGTTTTAAAATAAAAAGATCTGAACAATATTATAAAATGCATATAATTAATACAGAAGATGTTATATCACATGGAATGGAAAAAGCTTGTATTTTAGGAAATATTGATAAATATGGTCACGAAGATTTAAAAACACTTCATGAGCGATTCCCATATATCGATAAATTTGTGTTTTATAGTTCTCTCCATGAATTAGTTAAAGATGAACTCGTCACTTTGGATGAGCCAGATGAACTTCAAATAATTTGTGAAAAAATGGGTATTTGTGAATTGTCAAATGAAGAATTGTTTTACGTAGAATTTGGAGGACAATAAAAAAATGAAAAAATACATTGTCACAACACATATTCAAAACTATATCATTTTTGCTGACAGTTTTAATCGCGAGGATGGCATGCTTTTTATCATAAAAGATTATTTCGAGATCGCTGTTTTCAAAGAATGGCTTTCGATTATAGAAGACCAGACTGATTACTCAAAATCCATGGATCGAAAATGAACGACTACACTCTGCAAGATCTAATCGCAGCATGGAAAAAACATGCTGATAGATTCGATGAGTCTAACAAAGATAGATGTTGGGAAGACGAGGAAATGTATTTTAATCTTCCTAGGGCGTTATTGACGTTAGCTCTCGAAATCCAAGCTTTAAAAGAGAAAGAAAAATGAATTGGCTTAAGTTAACTCAGGATATCCCTAAAAGAGATCCGGTTTTCCTATCTGACGGCAAAGAGGTTTGGATAGGATACGGACAATTATATCTTAACGTCAAAAATTGTCATGATCTTTACTGGGCGCCTATCGAAATGCCGGAACCGCCGAGGGATGATGAAAGAAAAGATTGAAGAGGCTTTGTCCTACATGTATACAGCAGATGAGCAAGCGCCCGGATTGATAGAATACGCTCATCAAGTTCTTACTTGGGATGATGAAACCCGCATAGCTTTTATGTTGGCGTATCAAATTTGGAAGGATGATAAAAATGACTGAAATAATATATCCCCCCTGCAAATATTGCGGAAAAAGCCACGGAATGGGAATCGAAGATATGGCAACGGGAAAAATCGAGCCTATAGACATTTGCAAAGATTGCTTATTCGGAGATTGGACAAAATCTAGACATCTTGATGAATTAACGCGGCAGAGTGAAGAGAAGGGACTGTACGAAATGAAAGACAATATGACGGTGAAAGATGAAATCAGTCTTTAGCGCCACGATACCGATCAGGCTTCTTTCAGAGGCCAACACGCACGAGCATTGGACTAAGACAAGGAAACGTAGGCTAAAACAACAAAACGCCGTGGCTGCCTACTTAAATACGTTTAAAGGCAAAGTGAAGCTTCCGTGCATCATCCGGCTTATCCGAATCGCACCAAGAACGCTTGATTTCGATAATTTCGTTTACAGTATGAAAGCGATTAGAGACGCGTGCAGCGAAATTCTTATCCCTGGCTTAGCAAAAGGCCGAGCCGACGGAGATGCGCGTATCATGTGGGAGTATGTGCAAGAGAAAGGCCGCGTTAAAGAATACGCTTTTCGGATTGAAATCTACGAAGACGACGAGCTGAAAGCTCTTGCCGAGCAAGCCGATATTGACCGTGTAAAAACTCAATCGCTTTTTCCGGATCTTCGCAAACTTGCTGAGTTAGCAAATCCTCCTCGCTTTTAAGCCTCTCGTAAAGCAAAGAGGTGACCATTTTCCGAGTAATTCCATTCTGTTTTCTCATGATTCATTTCCCTAATCATCCGTTTCAATTCATCGATCTCCGCTTGCTGTCTCAAATACATTTTAGCAAGCTCTCCATGACGTGCAAATAAACCCCTGCGCACGTTGTCATTAGATTTTCGTATCTGCTCAATCTGCTTATACGCAACATCTATTTTTTCGTCAACGCTACTAGCGTTTTCAATCTGAAATTCTAATTGTACAGCGTGCATAAAATACCTCTAGCGCAATAATATATAGATATGCTACAATTCAGGCAACAAGAAAATTTAGACCGGGTCGTCTAAAGCAGGTTGAAAGAAGTCAACATTTGATCTACTTGTGGGAAAGACACCTCTCCTTTGCAGTTGCGGAAATTGCAGGTTCGAATCCTGCCCCGGTCATAAAAAAGGTAAAAATGAAGTGGTTATACTGATAATTTTAATGGTTTTATGCTTTTTCCAGACGCGCTACCGATTTCGACATCCCGAAATGATCGAAACTCAACTTTTCTTAAATTTCTTTAACGCTTTCAAAAAAATAAATGAAAGATAAACTTGAATTAGAAAAAATGAGCCTTCGAGATGTATTGGAATATACGAGAAATTTATCCTTAAGAGAAGGTGGATTGTCAATTTTTTTAGAAAAACTAGTTTCTACTATTGAAAACAAGGAAATCATGAGAACAAATCCAACACCGCCGCCATCTAATACACCGCCTCCAATACACTGCGAAGTCTGCAAAAAAGAGAAAACGCACTTCTTACAAGTCTGCACGCCGCTTTCTCAAAAAGTCTACGTTTGCAGCGTAAATTGTTTTAAACTCATTCAGCAATTTGATGGAGTTCCGGAGTAATGGACAAAGAAGAAAAAATATTGTGTACTTATTGCAATGAGAATTTTTTAAAACATAGTAACGGTCAGTGGGCGTACACTTGTGTAAAATGTGTTAGCAAGCGACAGGCTGAAATTCGTCGGCAAAAATATGTTCCTGTAAAAATGTTAAAAAAAGAATGTGAAATCTGCAAAAAAGAATTTGAAACAAATAATAAAAAACAAAAGTTTTGTCAAGATCCTTGTACTTATAGGACACGAAATGAAGCTGAAATGTGGATGAATAAAAAAGAAAACCTAACACCTCGAAATAACGAAGCTGTGGCATACAGCTTTTTTAGGAAAAAATACGGACCCGGAAAACAATTTAAAGTCTGTCGGGGATAATGTACGACGAAAACCTATCTAAAGCAAAAGCCCTCTTACTTGAATTCGGCGTACTATCCGTCCCTCTAGTCCAACGCCGTCTCAAAATCTCGGCAGGGGAAGCCCAACGCTTAATTTCAATCATTATCGAAGAAAAGGAATGCTGCGCAAAATGAATTATGAATCAAAAATGACTGACGACGACTTTGAGATTTTAGATGAGTTTCTAAAAATCTATAATAAATCAAAATCAAACGAAAAAGAATCAGTGAAGCTAGACATCGAAACTTTCCTAAAAGAATGCTTTTCTAGAAAAAAAGAGTGCTGCGCGAAATGACTTTTAAAAAATATGTCCGAATTAAAGAAATATGTCCGAATTAAAGGTTCCGAAATGACAGACATAGAAATGAAAGCTTGCGCCACCTGCGGCCAATTTTTTCACCCTCGAAATCGCACACATCTCTACTGCAAAAATCCCTGCAAAGGGCCGCTTACTCAAGCTGAAAAATGGCTACAGCATAAGCCTAAACGAAAATTACCCGCGAAAGCACTCAGCTATAGGTTTTAAAAAATGTTTACACAATCAGAAGTAGATGAACTTCAAACTTTAATTGTAAAGTTTGCAGATAAAAAAAATTGGTCAAGCTTAAAATTAGTAATTTTTTTATTAAATTATTTTCTTACAGTTCTTGCTAAAGACGGAATAACTCAAGAAAATATCGATGAAATGATGGATAAGTTAAAAAAACGGTATCCCATCTATCAAAAATATGTAAACGATTTAAAAAATGACTGACAAACGGCAGTGTCTTCAATGTGACAGAGAATTCCGAAATCAGAACGGACGATTGAAACTCTGCAACCCGTGCCGAAAGTTACGCACGCAGGCTGACAAATGGATCGCCAAGCCCGATCCTCAACACCAAAAAAGAGATGGCTTCAAAATTTATAGCAAAAAGATTGTATAAAAGGATTTAACATGAAATGGCGCACTTTTTTAATCGATCTTCCTGCAATAGGACAAGAAATTTTAATTTGGAATATATGCAAAAAAGAAGTTAACGGCGATGATATACATAGTTTTTTCTTATGTTCTAGTAACGACTATAAAAAAATTGCAGGTGAAAATAATATGAATTATCAATATACTTTTTGGATTCCTTTTAATACAAAAAAAGAACGTGAAAATCTATAGCAAAAAGATTGTGTAAACAAGGGAGATCTCATTGCGAAAACATCTATACTTTAACAGCTCAAACTTAAAATATTGCCAAGAATTATCTGAAGACGATGAATTTGAAAACGTTTCTGAATATCCTCCGTTGGAACTTGCAAAAGTTCATCAAAATGAATGGGGCAGGATAAAAACAAAATCAAATTATATTCACTTGTTATTAGGTAACATCAACAAAAAAGGTTGTCCCTGGTGCGGTGAAATTCCTGATCTAATCACGAGTGTTGAAGACAATCCCTCAATGTCCCAACAAAAGATAAAATATTATATGCAGTGTACTAAATGTGGCTCAAGAGGCCCGGTAATATTTAGCAATTTAATCACACCGGAATATGCAAAACAGATTGAGTATGTAAAAGAATATTTAGAACACATATACGGAACAAGAAAAAATTGGGATGATGGCTTGAAATTAGCTGAATTGGAATGCGAGAGTGAATAAATATCCCAAAAAACAGCCAAAAAGTGAATATTATTCACTGACAACCAAAACAACAGCTTTAATATTTGAAAACCAACACTTTACGCTACATAAGCTATATTATCAGACGTTACAACACAAGCCGATAACATGAAGAGCCAACATATCATCAGTGACGAAAAAAACGAAGGGTATGGATTCGCCACTCCTATTCCTTTTCATGCACTTACTAAAATTGAAGGCAATCCTATTCGACACATAGAGCAACTTTGGGATGAAATTCATAAACTTAAAGAAAGAATCGCTAAATTGGAAAAAAAATGATCTTAAAAGATTTGTTACTTATAAAGCTTCCTAAAATACCTAATATTGATAAAGAATTTTATGGAATAGGTTATTTTGCTGAAAATGGTGATTTCATCTTCGCTTTACTTACACCTTCAATCATAAAAAATTTTCCATTACGTTCAGTAAAAGCATTAGAATGGAAACCTTTTTCTGATAATGTTTATCTAAGTGATAAACCGAAAATTATAGGAAAAATTGAGGAATTAAAATGACGGATACAAATGACAAAAAGAAAGAATTGAAAATCTTTGATCTAGATGAATTCTTGAATCATGATGCTGAATGTGATGAAAGTTATCTTCCAGAATTTCTAAAAGATCAAATCGACGAATTTTGCAGAAAAAAAATCGATGACTATTGCAGAAAAAAAATCGATGAACTTTTACCTACTTACAAAAATCAGTGGGATAATGTTGAAATCGATATGAAATTCTTTGATAAAGAGACACTCAAAAATATAAATATGCCCCTCGCGGGACATATCCTAGGTCATTAGTTTTAAAGATGTGCTTATCTGCTCATCAGAGCAAAGTAACGAAACATCAGATTCTATACGAAATCCGGCATTCGCTAAAACCGTCAGCTGACACTTCGTTAAACTCCGTCGACCCATAACTATCGCAAGCGCTTTCGAAGCCTCATTCAGCGGATAGTAGCGCTCTTTCCCAAACTCTTTCACTAAGCTAAATTCAAGTTTCATCAGTCTGCCTCATAATCTGAAATTGCATCGAAAATCAAATCTACATCAAAATCTAAGTCGTCTAAACAAGCACCATATTTAAAATTAGAGCACTGTTTAAGAAGGCTCTCAAAAGTACTTGCCCCTTGCTCTACAAGCTCACTAAAAGGCATTGTATAGCTTTGTTTATCAATGCCACTTATTTGATCGCTATACCAACGCTTTAAATCACTAAAACAATTAATTTGTGTTCTCATTTCGTCCTCCTACAGACTAGTTTTTGTTACTATTTACTATCTCCGCTTGCCGCTACAACCTACCCTTTTAGGGTCTTTCAGGAGACATGCTCGCTTTGATATCATCAATATAACACATGTGACATATATACGCAACACATATGATACGTACACAAAAAATAATCCTTGCGACTAATACCAACTATTCCTATCCTAAAAATAAAAATATGGTGATTTAATGGCTAAAAAGAAAGCCATGAAAAAAGAAAATAAAGTGCAAATACAAAACGGCGGTCGTCAACAGAAACCAATTGACTGGAATTTAGTAGATGAACTTTTGGAAGCCGGATGTCACGGAACAGAAATTGCACCTAATTTTGATTTAACATATGAAAGATTTTATGAACGTGTAGTTGAAAAATATAATATGTCGTTTACCGAATATTCCCAGAAAATAAGGCAAAAAGGTGAAAGTTGTCTGCGAAAAGTACAATATGACGAAGCTATTAAAAATAAAAATACCCCGCTCTTGATATGGTTAGGAAAGTGTCGGCTTAAACAACGTGACTCAGACGATTCTAATTTGATCCCTATCAACGATAATTCGATTGCAAAAGATCATCGTATAATGGCATTAGAAGCAGAAATTGAAAGTTTAAAGGCTACACTTGATAACAAGCCCAAAACAGAATAAAAGCTTTGCAGAGGCCACCCACCGCTTTAATATATGGGTTGGCGCTGTCAGCAGCGGAAAGACTTTTAGCAGCACTGAGCGACTCATATACGATCTAAAGAATGGCCCTCCTGGCGATGCGATGATTATCGGCGTTAACCGAACATCTATTCAAAGAAACATACTCACGCATCTATATCAAAGGCTTGGTTTCCCATGTCCGACCGAGAAAGCCCAAATGAGCAGACTATACGGCAGAGATGTGTGGTTTGTGGGCGCTCCCGATGTGTCGGCTGTGGCCACAATTCAGGGCTCCACTTTAGCACTTGCGTATGTGGACGAAGCAACGAACCTGCCCGAGCCATTTTGGAAAATGTTAGAAAGCCGTTTACGTGTTCCTGGTGCAAAGCTGCTAGCAACGTGCAACCCTGAAGGCCCGGCGCATTGGCTTAAGAAAGACTATATTGATAAACCTGGGTTAGATCTCGTGTGCTGGAACTTCTCGCTTGAAGACAATCCAACCCTCGATGAAGCATACAAGCAGCAGCTTAAAGCCTCTTATACTGGTATGTGGTACAATCGATACATCTTGGGAGAGTGGGCATTAGCACACGGAGCTATTTATGACTGTTACGACAAAGATAATGAATATGATCGCCCGTTTCCTTCGCCGTCGTACTATGTGGTCGGAATTGACTACGGCACTACAAACGCGACAGCTGCTGTCTTATGTGCAGTCACCCCCAATAAGTGGCCACAACTACGCGTTGAAGCGGAATATTACTATGATTCAGCAAAGAAAGGACGCTCCAAAACTGATGCGGAGCTTGTTATTGATCTCAAAGAGTTTATCGGACATCGTAACATTTCAGCAGTCTATCTAGATCCCGCAGCAGCAAGTTTAAAAATAGCTCTACGTCAAGCGGACATCCCTGTATTAGATGCAAAAAATGATGTTATTCCTGGCATAAAAACAGTTGGCAAGTTTATAGCAGGCAAAAACATTGTCATTCATCGTTCATGTACTATCCTCCGTGAACAAATGCAATCATACGCCTGGGATCCAAAAGCAGCAGATAGAGGGGAAGATGCGCCGGTTAAAAAGAATGACCATTTACCCGATGCGCTTAGATATGCCTGTTTTTCTGCCTTCCCAGAAGGCGAGTTCTCGCATCCCGATGAGAACATATCCTATGACCAACTTCGTAAGAATGTCTTTGGGGACGATGGGTACGGATTTATAGCTAATCCAGTAGGAGGATATTTTTAAAAGATTTGATAGATTGTAAATAATATGATATAAAAAGCTTTATATTTACAAAGGCTTATCGATGGGATCGTACGAATCAGGTCAATATTCTCTAGGCTATATTGACCCGACTGATATACAGACTAAAGATCTAAAGCAAATGCAAGACTGGTTCTATCAAATGAACTACACTTGCAATTCTACGCTATGGCTTCAAGGAGCTATTGACAAGCGTTTTAAAGTCGGTGATCAAAATCTTTATAATCAATTCTACGGTAATAATTCGCAGAATGTACAGAAGTTCTTTTTCAATCTGATTCGCCGTCACATCAATATGATAGCCGGTTTTCAGCGGAAGAATCGCAAATCTACTATTACAGTTCCTCTTAGCGATAATGACGATCCATTAGCCGATGATTACAACAAAGTAATGCGGTGGTGCGAAGATAGAGATGGATTTCAAGAATACCTATCACAATCATTTGAAGGCTGTTTGGATACAGGTGAAACGCTTCTCCATTTATACCCAGATTATACCCTGGACCCGATCTCGGGCGATTTTTTTTCGGATTCTGTATCATATAATAATTATTTAATTGATCAATATGCTAGGAAGCAGGATCTTTCCGACTGTAATGGGATTTGGCGAAGACGTTGGACATCTAAGCAGGTTGCTAAAACGTTGCTTCCTGGGTACTCTAAAGAGATCGATAAGATGAAGCCAGGAGGGTTTAAAGATGGTAGGTTTCCATTACAAGCCGAGCTTCAGAATGTGGCCATTAACAATCTTTTTACCTATGACGAATTCTATTATCGCACGACTCGCAGAGGGAAAATTGTTCTAGATCCTATTTCCGGCGAGGCTGTGGAATGGGAACAGGAAGAAAGCGACGAAGACGATATGATGGAGCGTACGCTTGCTCAACAACCGTGGCTTAAAGTCAAAGAAGTTGATATTCCAACTGTCAAGCTTGTAATCACGCTTGGGGGCAATATTGTCTATCATGGCAAGAATTTGCTAGGAATAGATGAGTATCCTTTTGTGCCCTCACAATGCTATATAGAGCAAGATATTCAGGCGTACGCGTGGCGTAAGCAGGGTATCATTAGAAATCTTCGTGATAGCCAGTTTCTTTATAACATGAGAAAAGTTATCGAACTGCAAATTCTCCAGTCGTCTTTAAATGCTGGCTGGATTTATCCCGTTGATGTCGTTGTGGACACAAAAGCTTTCCGTCAATCAAGCGGAGGCGATGGTTTCTTAGTACCTCTTAAAGCTGGGCATTTACCGAATGAAATTCAAAGGATTGAACCGGTTAACATTCCTCAGTCTTTGCTTGAACTTTCAGCAAGTTTAGCGGAAGATATCACTAAAATTTCGGGGGTCAATGAAGAGCTTTTGGGAGCAGCGACCGACGATAAATCTGGAATCCTATCGATGCTTAGACAAGGGGCGGGCCTTACTACTCTACAGACGATCTTTGACAAACTCGATTATACGCAAAGACTCTATGGTAAGATACGCCTGTCCGCGATTAGAAAGAACTTTAGCAAAGGTAAAATCCGTAACATTCTGGGTCATGAAGCAGATCCAAGATTCTTTACTTCACATAGCCAAAAATATGCCGTCGCTGTCGAAGAAGGTAATTATAGTACGAGTCAACGACAGATGGAGCTGCAACAACTTCTCCATTTCAAAGAATTGGGTATGGGTATCGCAGATAAGTCCATCTTACGAGCGGCATTTATTACAAATAAGAAGCAAGTCATCGCAGATATGGAAGAACAGAATCAGCAGCAACAACAGCAGCAGCAAGCTCAAGCCCAGCAGCAAGAGAGATTAGACAACGCTAAGATTATGGCAGCATTTAGCAGGTCTAAAGTCGACATGGCTAAAGAAATGGATCTCCAGGCCTCTACTCAAGAGCGATTTGCTAAAATCGAAGACTTACATGCCGGAGCTTTGCATAAACAGACTCAAGCGGATCTAGACACTGTTAAGGCAATGATTGAATTGGAAGATCTCGACTTAGCTAACTTCCGCAGCAATTTAGAGTTGGCGGAATATATTAAAGGTGTTAATAAAGCATCACAACAACCGGCAATGGCTGGGTAGGAGATTATTATGGCAACAACACCAAAAGCAGTTCGAAAAGTTGGAAAAACACTATCTAAATCGGTTAGAAAAGATCCTCCAATTTCTATGAAAGAACACCAAAAAAAAGACATAAAGAAACACGCAAAAGATACTAGTAAATCTTTCGGAAAGAATTATAAAAATTCTAGCAGAAAAACATTATCAAATCTTGGTAAATAAAAAAATATGATATGTTCTGATTGTAATAAAATAATGGAAACGAAAGATTATAGATTTATTGTAATTTCCATTCCGCCCGATATAGCAAAATATATTAAACCATTTTCAAAGTCTTATTGTTTGGTGTGTATAGGAAAGTTAAACAATATATTTGGTCAATCATTTGATGAAAAATAAATCAGCCTAAATAGGATAAGGAGACAGTATGGCACATAGTAAAGAAGCACATGGCAAACATGCAGCAATGCCTCAATTTAACGAGGGGCATTGGGAAAAGAAAATGACTGATGTCAACGTTGCAGATGGCAAATATTCCAGCGAAATGAATCAAAACGCAGAATACAAGAAGTCTGTCGATGGTCTTGCAGCTTATGCGAAGAAACATAGAGCACAGCATTAACACATTGGGATAATGTCGAAGAATCGAGACGGGATGATATAGTAGTCCCTGTGAGATGGTGTAAGTCCATCATCCCATTTTTAAATACAAAGGGGTTTTATGTCTAAAAAAACACATCATGCACCTGATTACGCTAAAGATAAAACCGCGGACGTAATCAAAAAAGGTTCCGGTCGCGCTGTTCCCAACGATCATTGGGAAATGAATCGCGATTTAACGCCTAAGGGCGAATCTAACGGATGGGGTGCTTTCTTGCCTAGAGCCGGAAAAGATCGGCCTACGACATATGAAAAGACTAACGAGTGTGATCATTAATGGAATTGTGGACTGATGAATATTTCTTGGATTTGATTAATCGCTATATAAAACATCAAATTCAAATGTATTTCCATGTACACCACAACAGATTTCCTACTAAAGAAGAATACGAAAAATTCTTTAAAAAATGGTATGAAAAATTACGCTGTAAACTTACAAATTATGATTTAGGAATTTTTGATGAGTAAGTTTGAGCGTATCGATAAATTCGAGGCTAATTCGCCAATAGAGAGACATGGGGTAGAGAATGTTTCAATCGTTCCTTCGCATGAAATCCCTGCGATAAAGAACGAATTGCCTAAAGAATCTGTTAAACTACAAACACCATACGAAGCAGCAATTGAGAAAAGTTCGCGTAAAAATTCTCAGAAAAAAGCTAAGAAGCTTTATCCCTAATCCTACACCACAGCAATGGCGCGCTTACAAAGCTAATTATTATAAGGGTTTTCTAGATGAGTGAAAGAGTGACCGCTGGAGAACTATCTAAGAAAGCATTAGATGACACGACGAAATATGACGCTCTAGAAGTAGGCCACGCGCTTACTGACGATATCATGAAGCATCTTAGAGAATCTATTGAGCTTCACCGGAATATCATTGATGAGCCAGAGTTTTGTGTTGTCATGATAATAGCAACAGATCCTCTAATCAAAAACTTACAGCGCCGGAAATTCTATTGCTGGCCATATCTACCAAAGCCCAGGCCTAATCAAAGTGTTTTCCTGTATAACAAAGCCAAAGATCGAATTGTAAAGCGCCTGTGGATACTTCCTAGCGCAATGGTGATGGCAGAACTTGCCGGAACAAATGTTATTGTACACAAGCGATATGAGACAATGCAAGCATGGTCCGTAGCATTCTTTAAAGGCGTATTTTGGGATTATGTCAGACACGATCAAAACATTGATATGCTCTCAGAACATGAATATTTCCTAAAACATAGAGATGAATTGATCCAAGCAGGTTGTCAATTGCCGGATGCGAGTTTCTCCGAGCCCTTTGACTTTGACAAAATCGCAATCGAAAAGATCGTAGACACGCAAGCAGCCGTGTGCGATTAAAGCATTCTCAATTACTTTAGGAAGGCACATAATGCCAATTGGTGCATCACCTGCCATATATTTCATAGTCTCTCTATATTCATCTAAGCGTTTTAAAAGCTCTTCACTTATTTTCTTTAATTCAATATCTTTAATTTTATTATTGTCAATTTCATCCATAAGGAGCCTCCAATATGACTATGCCAACGCCTGAAGTTAAAGTAGATGCAAATTTGTCTCAAGAAAAAGTTGAAACACCTGCACAAACTCAGCAACAAACTCAAGCCCCCGCAGTTGCAACAGAAACGCAAGAAGATCCGAATTGGAAGGCCTTCAGAGAAGCTAGGAAACAAGATCGCTTGCAACGTGAAGCAGCAGAAAAAAGAGCGTCAGAGAAGGCAGCAGAAGCAGAAGCTCTTAAAGCAGCGATGGAAGCTATTCTAAATAAGCAACAGCCTCAACAACAATATCAGCAACAAGGCTATCAGGAAGAAGAAACAGAAGATCAACGTATTGAAAAGAAAGTGCAGGCAGCGATTGCCCAGCGTGAAGCGGTTTACGAGCAGCAAAGAATTCAGCGCGAACAACAAGAATATCCGATGAAACTTCAGCAAACATTTTCAGACTTCAACCAGACAATCGCACAAGAAAATTTAGATTATTTAGATTATCATTACCCCGAAGTTTCACGTCCTTTGCAGCGTCTACAAGATGGCTACGATAAATGGTCAGACATTTATAAAGCCGTCAAGAAATTCGTTCCTAACACCGATCACAAGAAAGAATCTGCTAGAGCCGAAGCTAATTTCAACAAACCGAAATCTTCCTCTAGCACAGGCATGACACAATCCGGTGAGGGGATGTCAAGTAGCAATATACTAACTGAAGAACGTAAAGCAGCAAATTGGGCAAGGATGCAAAAAGCACGTAAAGGATTAAGTTAATAGATTCTTGCTGATAAATATTTAATTTGATAACGTTTGAATAGCGCATAATTGACTTCGCAAGTCCATACTTTTAGACCGAAAGAAACACCTCGTCAGTGTTGGCAGTTTTAGTTTGATTCGCCTCAAACATAAATTATCAACTTTAACGAGGTTTTTTTATGTCTTTTTCTACAGGTATTACCGGAATCGGTAATATGGCTCCAGAATTGCCTGTACAGGCAAGCGAAGATTTACTAAGCACTCCAATGTTTAACTTAATCCACTCTTTCGGGGTTGATCTACACCATGCCGAAAGTTATATCGGTAAAACTACTCGTATGTCTCGTTTTGAACGCTTATCTACTGACGGCGGTCAACTAGACGGTTCTGGTATTGATCCAGCATCTGAAGTCCCAGTCCGTTCGGATATTGATGCAACTATGGAGATATATGCGAAGTCAATTGTAACTAACGAGCAAGTAGTTTTGTGGGAAAATAGCAAAACGTTAACTAAATTCACTGCATTACTT